TAGCCACCGCCACCACCACTGCTAGGTGGACTGGATGATGGTGGTGCTGGTGTTGATGGTGTTGATGGTGCAGGTGTCGCTGGAGTTGAGTAACCACCACCAGTTGAAGGTGTTGTGGTTGTGCTTGGAGTGCTGGTCGTCGTTGGTGTTGATGGAGCACTCGTCGGTGTAGTAGAGTAAGATCCTCTTGAAGGAGAACTTATAGATTCTATCGTATCTTGTGGTGCTTCTTCTATTGCCTCTCCAGTTTCTTCTACTTGATCTGAAACAATTCTAGCACCTGTGTCACGTTTTTGTAAACTATCAAGTCTACTATTATAAACTTGAATATTAGTTCCAGATTTATCAGATGTTCCAGCAAACTTGACACCATTTATAAAGTAAACGTTACCATAATATTCTTTACCATCAACGTAACCATTTATATTTAATCCAACAAGATCAAATACTTGAACAAGATCATCTTGAGTCACTGTTGGATCTATTGGTTCTGGATCACGGATGATATTAAACTCAGGAACAAAAGTTGCATTGACTCCAGTCTCCGTGTTTACTTTAATTTTTGGTAATTCTGTAAACCTACCACCTTTATTTACTGATACTGATTGTATTTTACCAAACGGTTCAGTCGTGTATGAGATTTGTGTTCCATTCTTTGGTTCAATTACAATTTCATCAACAGTGGAGTCATAGTTAAAACCAGGATTTGTGACAGTTACTCCCGTTAATTCTATCACTGCAGGATATTGTGGAACTGTTTGTGGTGGTGGCAAATAACCTTGACCACTATCTGTAATGATCACTTTAACAACAACACCAGTGGAACCATCTTCACCTAATTCTTCTCCTAATATCGCTTTAAGAACAGCACCACTTCCTATGTTACATGGATCTAGAACTTGAACTTGAGGTGGTGAAGTATATCCAAAACCACCACTAACAAGATCAACTGCAATCAAATTACCATTTACATCTACAACTGGATTAGCGTTCGCACCAACACCACCACCCCCAAAAAATTTAATGATGGGTGGCCCACAAGGTTGTTCATCTATTATACATGGATCAGATCGAAGTAAATTTTTGGGAGTTAGTGCGTTAACCTCACTAATTGTCAAAAATCTAACTTTCTCATCACCATCTACAAAAATAAATTCCGTATCAGGATTTGATTCAGCATAGGTATTAGCATCAGCGATGGATAAATTTTGAATATATCCATCAGTTTCACTGATATATCCTACCTTAATATTATCAAATGACGTTGGTGTTATTGGCATTATTCCTCCACAAACGGATTAGCAAGACTCTCATTCGCAGTCTTGTATATGACAGCATGCTTTGCAGATGTATGTGCAGCACCGACCATGATCACTCTCTCTCCACTATCTCTTATGTGTAAATGGAATGGGCCATAATAAGGTTGACCATTTACGAATCCAACTAGATTAGTTAAATCAGTTTTTCTTGTTTGAGGTTTAGCAAATATTTTTTTAACTTTAACACCCTCTCTACTAGAACTAAGTTTCTCTATGGGTGTTCCGTAAGATTTTCTCTCTTTCAAAGTATTTGAAGTGTTTTCTGCAGAGTTTGCAACGTTTGATGTGCTAGGTCTCTCAGATGATCCACCACCACTCTGCATGGTATGAGTATCATTTGGCGAACACTCAGGATCAGGATCACAATTAAATATTTTTGTTATTGAATTAACAAAATTTAACGCTGTTGCAATATCAAAACTCATACCTCCTAAAGCACCTAATCCAAATCCACTTGGCACTCCTCCTGCAAGAGATGCTCCTTTTCCTACAATAGCGTTTAATATTCTAGGATTAAAGGCTGCAAGATTACCTGCAGCAGAAATTAAATCTGGTATATTACCACTTCTAATCGCTTGAAAAACATTACCTATTCCTGTTAAAAGATTTTCACTTACTCCCAATATATTTGATGCTAGAACTAATCCATCTACTATACCATTAGGATTGGATTTATCATTGATTAATGATAATGAATTTTCTATTAATGTTTGATTATCAGGTGTGTTTTTCTTAGAGAGATCTAAAAGAGAGACTAACCCTCTGCCATAATTTCCATCTGCCCAAAAACGATTAGCGGTTCCAACACTATTTGGATCTATTCCTGATTGATCTGCTACAGTTTGAGTTATACTTAAAATTAAAGCACCAGATGATAAAGCTGAAAGAACATTATTTTCACTTATCGAATTATCAATTGCTCCTACATCATCTGATCCTGTTTCAGTTGATGATCCACCTAGAGAGTTTTCAACTTCATCAATCACGGGGCCTATCGCACCATCAAATCCTTGTAGTATAGTGTTGATTGTTCCTCCCAATACCTCACCAATTATTTCCTCTGTTTCACAAAGTGGTGTGGGTCTATAGAATTGATCTTGAACTGGAGGTGGAACATCATTAGAACCAGGCGTAGTTAACACAGGTGTTGATGGTATAGTTTGAGATGAAGTTATTCCAACAACTCCTGCAGATACTGCACCTGTTCCTATTCCAGCTGCTAGAGTTGCATTAACAACTCCTGCCTCTGATACAGAAGCATTCGCAGCTGCTTGCTCTGCTCTTTTTTTCTTTCTGTCAAATGCTTTTTTCAACGCAGCAGCAATTAATCCTGCTAACGCAAGACCTCCCATTCCATTAAACATACAAGCTATTTTTTCTAATCCCTCAACCTTTTTTTGTAAAATTTCTAGTGAGTGTGATGGTGGTGCTAAATTTATGATCGGTGCTAATTTATCATTGAATTCTTTAGTGGTGAACTGTTGAACTTGATTCATAGTTCCTTTCATATATTTTGACATCTCATTTGATGCCTCTTCAATTGCTTTGTCTATATTTTTATTATTCTGCACGATGGGTAGACCAGCAGCAAGATTAGCATCCGTTAAAGATTTTTGAAATCTTTCTATCTTTGCTGTCAAAGTTTCTACTACTGTTTGTATATTTTTTATATCTGTTTTTGTATCTGGATTAGGACAAGCAAGTGCATGTTTTTCTTCTAAAGTATTTTTTCTTTTTTCGTCAGAGGTTGAATACAGATTATTTGCATCTGATGACTCTTTAGTTACATTCTTTTTTGATGGTGAACTATATGCTTCATTTCCCGATTGTTTTGGTGAGAGATCTCCGTCTTTAAGTTTCTTCTGCTCATTAGGTTCTGGATTTAACATCTTGGAGTAAAAACTAAACGGAGTAAAGTTTTTGCCACCACCATCTTTAGTTCCTGTTTTTCTTTCAAGTTTAGTTTTAGCATTATTACCAAGACAACCCATGATTATTGGAGTCTGTTGATCTTTTCCATCAAGAAAAAATCCAAAGACAAACATACCTTGCTTGAGTGCTGGTGATTGATATGATCCACCAAGACCAGTTCCAGAAGTCACAGGATACATCACTTGAGCCCAAGGAAGTTCCTCTGCAGTTATACTTGACTCTTCTTGATCATGAGTTCCTATGATTCTAACTTTATATCGATATCCCCATGCTGGCATATCATCAACCTTTTCAAACTTACCAGACTTTTGGTTATCTCTCCATGTAGAATCGTCAGCAACTTGGCCTATAAACCAATGAAAACTAGACCCTAGAAAGCCAGGATTGAATAATGAAGAAGATTCCATATTTTAGTCGTCGTATACTCTACACTCAAATGCATCAGGGTGATTGTCACAAAAAATCTCTAAGGTTTTATCCTCATGTCTTTTATGCCAGTCATTTATTTTACCTTCATTTGGTTCAACTTCATCCTCTGAATGATGATGAAATGGTTCGTTATGCATTTTCAAATCTTCTTTTGTATATACATGCATGTCATGATTAACATGTTCTTTTCCATCGTCTGCTATGTTTGGATGGTAAGTTTGTTCCATGATAGTTACCTCTTACTGTGATTACCTTTTCTTCCGAAAGAATCTCTTGCTAAATTCATCTTAGTAAAAGTTCCTTCAGAGTTAACAAAGTGGCATAGGTCAGCTATAATATATAGACCACCACTTTCCTTGTTAAGTGAATCATCTTTTGCTGCTGAAACAGAAAATATATCAACAAAAATTACATCTCCTGCATGTAAACTAAAATCTCCAGCAATAGTTATTTGCATCATACCAGAGAAAAGTTGATTGTATCTACGGATAGATTGATTTAATGTTTTAATTGCTTTAAAATTATCCTCCGTATTTTTTTCTATCTGTTTCTCAGTGCTGCCCGAAGGAAGGGTTCCACTATCAACAACATATAAGGTTGTTCTAGTGAAATCATGTTGAGGAGTGTCAAACTTTTTATTAAATTTAGGTAGATCCTTTCCTGCTAATTTTACTTTCTTTTTAACTTGCTCTGCAGTTTGTTCTTCAACTAGGTATTTACAATTGTAGGTGTCAAATAAAACTATCTTAGTCTTGTATGCTCCCATACTCATCTTTGCTTGAATATTTACTGAACTATCTGATTGATGATCTAATATTTTACCATCATATCCAGCAGGAACACCCTTAATACCATCAGGAGTATTATTAAAAATATAAGATTTTTTTTTCTTTTGTTTGAACAATCCCTCTATGGATTTAAAATTAAATCCATCAGCCGTTTCAAAGAAAAGAAATCCAGCACTATTACCATCACCATCCATTGGTATACCTTGTTTTGATAGAAGGTTTAACATATAAAAAGGTTTACGACCACCACCAACAAAGTTATATTCATTAGATGCCTCTTCTATATCTAATTTCTTTTTACTTTTTAATCTATCTTTAAATATTTTTTTAACATGCTCTTCTACTTTTCCATTCTCTCTAGTTCTACACCTAGACTCTCCCATTTCATTGCGAATATATTCTTCAGATACTAATTCCATGCTTATAACATTTTTACTTCCATCTTCATATAATGGAACTACATTGTTAACTGTCATGTCAACTTTAATTTTCTCATCATTATTATCTTTAAATTCTAACTTAAAATCTTCTGTTCCCACAAGTGGTAAACCCTCTACCACAGACTTACCATCAATCGCATTTCCAACATCACCATAAACAATATATGCTTTAACAGAATCTTGAAGTATACTTTCATGATAAGTTAAACGAATTATTCCATTAACCAAACTAGCAACCTTACTTGGATTTAAATTAGAAGTAACGTTCGCCTTTGATATACTGGCTGGTGATGATTTTTTTGCTTCGTTAGACATAATACTATTTACCTGCGTATGCGATCAGAGTTGGATCACTATCATTCACAGTCAAAGATGCAGATCCACCACCACTAGATACTGAATTAAATGTCTTTGTTGGGGTTACAGAATTTGCTTCTTCCAGTGGAATAGGAACGAATACCGCATCACCCTCACCACTCTCATAAGATGTTTGAGATGCCACCCTTGTAGCATTTTGTTCATTATCATTAGATTGATTTTCTGACATGACCATATCACCACCTCCTCCACCACCAGCAGGAGGAGCACTAGATTGACTTTCATCTCTCTCGCCAAAGAAGGATTTAAATAATAGAGGATAGAATTTGAATGGATTTATTATGTTGAGAGGATTAAAGAACTTATCTATTTGACCATCTTTACCTCCAGTAAACCCAAGACTTTCAAAGAAACCATATAGTCCTAAACTCTTAGTTCCTCTGGTTAATAAAGATCTAACTCCCCCACCTTCTGGTACATTAATGGGATCTTTTTTAAGCACGTTGTCTATGAATGCTTTAATTCCTCCACCAATCCAATTTGCTACTGCCTTACCACCTTTAAAGATAGTCGTGAAAGTATCTTTTAATTTTTGACCCACTGCTTCTATACCACCACCCAGTATTAATTCATATAATAAATCACCTACAAACACACCAATAGTTTCCCCTATTAATGTTCCAATAACTGGTATGGGTATGAATGTTCCGAGTGCACCACCTAATGCAGCACCTCCAGCTTTGAACAGTGCTTGTGCTGCTGGTTCACCAGACATTAAAGAAACAATACCAACTATTATTGGCCCTAATATTGGTATTCGACCAGCAAATCCTTTAACTGCTGGTAGTGCTCCCTTCAATGCAGGAGAGACAAACTTTGCTGCCTTTCCAAATATCTTAGAGGCAAATCCACCAACCTTTCCTGCACCCTTACTTAGTAATCCTTTTCCTTTACTTAGTATTCCTTTTACACCTTTTCTTACACCAGGCCCTACCAGTCTTCCTAGATTTGCTATTGCTCTTCTTGCAAAATTTTTAATAAATCTAAATGTATTTTTTATGACTTGACTAATTGCCTTTCCAAATTTTCCTTTTATAATTTGAAATATTACAAATGAATTTATTAGAGTCTTCAAATTTTCCATGAAGATTCTAAACTTTTCTGCACCCTCCTCACCAAAAATATTGGTGACTATCTTCTCCATACCATCAACAATTTTATATCCAAAATCAACAAAACTAATTAAACCAACAAGAAAAGCTCCTGCTGGTTTTACAAACAAGTCGTTAACAATTTTAGCAGTAGTTTTAATAGCACTAAGTACACCCTTTACTATAGGGCTATCGGCAAGATCAATCAATTTCATTATGGCTATCCCGAAGAAAAATTTAGTCAGGAATCCAAATATACCACTGAGAAATCCAATCTTTGGAACTTTAAATCTCTGTCCACTACCATCATCTGGTTTCTTTGATTTAGGTTTTTCTGTTTCAGATTCTTGTGCTGCACGTTTATCTCTCTCTGCTATCTTTCTTGCTTTGTTTTGTGCTTTCTCTTTCAGGACAAGATTACCTTTCATACTATCAGCAATCGTTGCTACAACAACACTTATATCTTGAACCTGTTTTACAATCGCTGATCCTCCACCACCAGATCCAACATCACTACCAACAGTTTGTGCAGATACATTAATAGTTTGTTTTGATGCTGGAATCTCTGGCCCTTGCATGGGAGATTTTGATGCCATACTGCTAACCATATTCATAGCAGTATCTTTTTTACTTGCACTTGTTTGACCAGCAGCAGGAAGTGCTTTTGGTTTTCTTCCCATCAATTTATCAGAAACAATTTTTTTCCCTTGTTGTTTAGCAAGAGATCCTGCTGCTGATTTAACTATCGCTCCTATTCCTGCCATATTCTATCTCCTTATCCCTAAAGTTAGTTCTTTTGCCCTACCACCTGGTGCAACCACATCGAATGATGGTATCTCTTCTTTAGAATCAACACCACCATCTTGTGATACTGGTTTTGCAGAAGCACCACTTTTTCCAAAGTTTTTAAGAGCACTAAGTGCTTTCGATGCTGGTGGTGGAACTGGTATTTTTTTAACTTGATTCATAGCAAATTTTAAAAGACGAGCTTGTGGTGTTTTTGCTAAAAGATTTCCTGCCCCTTTAACCATACCACCTAAGAACATGTGTTGAACATCTCCTCCTTGAACCACCCCTCCATGGTTCATATACTGAACGTTTCTTTGCTTAACCAATCCTCCATGATTCATATAAACATTACCAAATGTTTGATAATAATCATCTATCGCAAAGTTATCAACAAAACCACCCATGTTCATTGGTCTAATTATATTATTAGTAACATTAGATTTAGAATTATTATTAATCATATTTGATCCACCATTTTTCATCATGGTTTGAACCGTTGATTTTTTCTTCATGGGTTTACCTTTTGGCCCTCTTGGAATATCATTTGATTTGTTAACTCCACCAGCAGCAGCGTTCATACCATATAATGTATCAACACCATATTGTTTTACTGCATCTTTAGTCAATACAAATTCACCAGGTGTTAACATAGCGGGAACAGTATCAGTATCACCTGAGCCTGGAACTGCACCACCTTGATTAAAGTTTGTTGGTGAAGATTTTGGAGTCTCCCCTGCACCAGTTGGTGGTTTGACTGTTGCTGATTGATCGTCTGTAACTTTTTCTTCTTTAAGTTCTGTCGTATCTTTAACCTCTGCATTGTCATCAAGAGTGGTCAAATCTTTCTCTCCCTTCTTAATTTCTTTATCTACCTGTGCACCTAATCCAAATATAGATTTTATGAGGTTGATTAATTTGGGGAGGAAACCAACTGCCAATGCGATTACACCAGCAAGAACAGGAAAACCTGGTACAAATGCCATGAGTGCAGTGATGATTGCAGGCCAATAGTCTTTCAGGAACCTGAAAATTGAATCTAATTTTGATTTATTATCAGGATTACCCATCCAGTCAAGAATTTTCATTAATCCAGAACCAAGCAAGAACAAACTCAAAAATTTAAATATCTGACTGAAGACACCCTCTACTGGTTTTAAAAGTTTTCCAACTGCACCTGTAACTTTTTTAAATCCTTCTTTACCACCTTCTATAAGTTTCTCTCTCATACCCCTTTTCTTTTTCTCTCTTGCTTCTCTAGTATCATCTGCTTTATCTTCTTCAATTTTATTTTCTGCAGCAACAATACCTTTGATGATGTTCACATCATTTGATATCTTCATCAATGCACCAGACATATCACCATCACCATCGCTCTCTGCTGGAGGTAGTTCAGGAACTGCAGAGCCTGGAGATATAAAGTTCATTGCATCTTTTTTCTTCTTCTCTTTCGCGTCTATCTGTGCCTTAACTTCATCTGCTGATAGTTTAGGTTTCTTTCTCTTTGCTGCCCTTGATTTACCACCACTCTTTGCTGCTTCTTTCTTACTCTTTGCTTGTCTAAAACCTTTTACTGCGTCTGCTAATGTTATTAATCTAGGATCACTTGGATTTTCTATCTGTAATTTATTAAATGACTCTTTTAACGCACGAATATAATCCGCATCGGATTCGATATCAACTGGATCGTATCCAAAATCGGAGATTAATAATTCTAGTGCACTAGATTTATCCATTACTTAGATTGTTGTCGTTTAAGTTCTTCCTCTTCAAGATGTTGTTTTAATAATCCAACATAGATATCTCTCTCCCAAGGGATCAAGTTTTCAATCTCTGTCAAACTATATTTATGGTATTGCATCAACGAAAAGTTCAATCGATAGTAACTAGCTAGATCCATGTGGATCATTGCTACCCGAAAAAAGATGCTAAACCCTCAAGCACAACCTCACTTTCAACCTTTGTGTTAGGATTAGTTACTTTAATAGTGTGTGATAATTTAGGCATTGTTGTAAAGAACTCCTCAATCTTTTTAAATTGAGATGAGTTCATCGACTCAAGAAACTCTTTTATTTCTTTCTTTGTGCAATCATCTGCAACCCATACCTCTTCTTCATTGTATATTTTATCAATACATGATGCGATCAAATTAAATGATTGCTCCATTGCATTTTCATCTTTGAAATCAAAGTTGTTTTTGATAAACTCATCAAGAGATGGATACTTAAGTTCCATCATTAAAGTATTATCAAGTTTTATTTGATTTGAGTGACCTTCAGTTTTTTTAACTTTAATGTCATCAAGATCAATTATTACTTTAACAGTTGTCTTCTCATCATCAGGACAAATAATATTAACATCTATTGATTCTCCAACTGATTTTCCACGAATATTTAAAAACAAATATTCAATATCAAAAGTTGGAAGTGATTCTACTTTAACACCTTTAGTTTGAATACAATTCTTAAGAACTGCTTTGATAGCTGTTGTAATTTGTTTTGTATCCTCAGTTTCTAAAGCAAGAACTAAAAGTTTTTCTTCTTTCACAAGAAAAGGTCTAAAACTTATTTCCTTCTCTGTAGATGGTAACACCAAACTATAAGTTGGTGTTGCAATTTTTGGTAAAGGCATGATATCCTATTATGCAATTCAGTATATTATATAGCAGGGTTATCTGAGTGATCTTTGAACAACTCCTCCTACAATATCTCCTAATAAATCTATTCCTGTCAATCTATCTACAGTAGTATTTGCAAACTGACCAGCAGCAAACGCAAATGATGGATCAAGAGCGTTAGAGTTTGCTTTTCTAGCACTGTATCTTGTGTATGTGAAAGTTACCGAACATTTTAATAAATCCGATGCATCATACGTAACTGGCATTGAACTAATTGTTTTGGGGAATGCATCTATAAAAGTATATGTTAATGGTCTTGTTCTACCTCGAACAGGATCTTTTGACATTAAATTTTTTTCAAACTTTGTTATCTCCAATCCACCCTTGTATTTTTTAGGGAACTTCATTCTATAAGAAAAAGTATCATTGTGATTATCTTTTGTGTCGTTTGTTGTATATGACATCCATGCCTCAAAATATCTTATTGGTAGATATTCTTTTGCGTCACAGTAAAATGTTAATGAAACTTCTTCATCAAATTGTCTACGATGTGCATAGTGTTCTGTAACGCCAGGAAAATCATTAGGCAACTGTGCGGTTAGCAATGCAGAGCCTGGTAGTGTTGTTTCTGAACAGAACAATTGTAATTTTTCTCTTCTTGTTGGATCTAAACCTCTAGCATTAAATAAAACATCAAGACCCTGTTGACGAAGATAAGTTGCGAACGTATCTCCTTTTTCGTTAAGTTGTCTTGGATCAATGATTGATACTTGATAAAACGAAGTAGTTGCTGGTTCTAAAAGATCCTTTACGATTTTATCTACCGTTAATCTTTGTGGTGCTATGGAAGCCATTTATAAATACATTTGACCTTATATATTATGTATGCAAGATAATGGCAGAAAGTATAAAAAGTCGGTATAAACCATCTAATCCAGAGAAATATAAGGGTAATCCGAACAATATCATCTGTAGAAGTAGTTGGGAGAGACGTTTCTGCGTGTGGTGTGATAGGAATGAGAACATAATATCATGGGCATCAGAGGAATTTTCCATACCATATATGTCTCCTGTTGATAAACGTGTGCACCGTTACTTCCCTGATTATATAATAAAGGTGAGGGAAAAAGATAATAAAGTTAAGAGTTATGTGGTTGAGGTTAAACCAAAAAAACAAACTAAACCACCTAAGAAAAGAAAAAGAATGACTAAATCATACATCTATGAATGTCAAACCTATGCTGTTAATCAGGCAAAGTGGAAGGCAGCAGTAGAGTTTTGTGAGGATCGTAGGATTCAGTTTAAAATAATCACAGAAGATGAATTAGGAATCAAATGAGTAGATTTGAAGACAATACTATCAATCAAGATCATAGTGATCCAGAGGATATGATGTTGGAAATTATGAATTTACTCAAAGATACTGTGACACCTGTTCCTGATGTGGGTAACTATTACACTTTTGTATATAATGCAAAGACTCCTAACGTTCAATATGATCAACACCCACTGATTGCTTGCACAGATTTATTCAGGTGGGGATTCAGGGGAATAAATTTTCATTGGCAATCATCTCGTAATTACACATGGAGTGAACTCACGGGTCAACTATATGTGGTCAACTATGATGAGTTAGATGACCTACTCGCAATACCTTATGCAAAATTTATCACTAAATAAATAAAAACCATCTAAATGGCAACAACTGCTAACAGCCCTAGTTGGATAAGAACCTATACTAGAGACGACTCAACAAGATATCAAATAGCATATAGATCCAACAACACATGGAAGGAGGATGCTAAAGGAAGGCCTGTGCCTGGTTCTTTTACAACAAATTTACAAGTGGATAGAGTGGCGATTGATGGTAATGTAACTGGTGGTGGTATTAACGCAACATGGACAACAGCAGCAACAAGAGGGCCTGGTGCTAATGGCGTGTGGACGAGAAGATATTTAGATGATGCTGCTACAAATTTAGGTTTTGCTTTACCTGATGCAAGTTGGGAAGATCTTAATGATAGAAAGAGTAATTTTAATTCACAAGTTAATAATGTGAGTGCAAATGCAATTGCCAAATACTTTAGAACATTAGGATATGGAAGAGGTAGTGGTGTATCAACACAGGAAGGAGCAATAAGAGAGATAACAAGAAGTCAGGGATCAAATAATCAAGGTAATCCATCTGAGGAAACAACAGGTGCTAACTTATTAAATATTTCTTCATTAGCAGAACAGACTGGGAGTAGACCAAGACAAAAATACCAATCACGTTTCACATACTACTACCCAACATCAATCAAGGCAGATCCTGAACGAGACATGATGAAGATAAGTGCTCTTGAATATAAACCAAAAGAAATAAAAAATTTTCAAATAGCAAGACAACGTGATGCTGGAGGAAGAGCAGGATATACACAGAGAGTAAAAGGTAGTGTTTTCTTACCAGTGCCTGGTACTGTTTCAGATAACAATCAAGTCGATTGGGGGCCTGATAAATTAAATCCAGCATCACTAGCTGCTGCTAATGTTTTCTTTGAAAATGTTCAAAAAAGTAAAGGTAATGTTGAAGGATTGATAGACGGTGTAGGAGACATCGCTAAACAAATTGGTCAAAATAAAGGTGATGTTAAAACGGGAGTTGCAGCTGCACTAACCAAAGCAGCAACTGGTGCAAATGTATTAACAAGAACAACTGGGGCAGTTATAAATCCTAATATGGAATTACTTTTTAGTGGGCCAAAATTAAGACCTTTTACTTTTACTTGGAGAATGAGCCCTAGAGATGTTGAAGAAGCAGAGATGATAAAAAAAATAATTAGAATGTTTAAGCAATCAATGGCAGTGAGAAGATCAGAAAGTGAATTGTTTTTAAAATCACCAAATACATATGCACTTAGATTCTTAACAGCAGGAAATAAAGAGCACAGTTATCTACCAAGAATAAAAGAGTGTGCACTAACAGGATTTAGTGTGGTCTATACACCTGATGGTAATTATCAAACATACGAAAACTCCTCTATGGTTGCATATGAAATGTCAATGAGTTTTCAAGAACTAGAACCAATCTTCCATGATGATTATACAAATCTTGATGATGATACAGATTTATCAATAGGTTTCTAATATGGCTAACAGATACTTCCGCAACATACCAGATTTTGAATATGTTAATCGCACTAAAGACGGTCAATTTATTTCAAACTATACACAAGTAAAAAACTTTTTTAAGAAGGGAAGAATAAGAGAGGATCTATTTCAAGATCTAACTGTATTTGAAAAGTATAGTGTTAAAGGAGATGATAGACCAGACAATGTTGCTAGTGAAATATATGGTGACCCTACTTTAGATTGGGTTGTGTTAACATCAAATAATATAACTAATGTTCAAAATGAATGGCCTTTAAGTCAGAAAGGATTTGAAGATTATATATTAGATAAGTATAAGACACATGAAAAATTAAATGAAATTCATCACTATGAGTCTAATGAAGTAAAGGATAGTACTGGAGTTGTTATTTTTCCTAAAGGTGTAAGAGTAAGTGCTGCACAGAGTGTAAGTTATTTTGAACCATTAAGTGAAGAATCAGTAACAGTAAATCCTATATCAAGAGCAGTTACTAATTTTGAACATGAACAAAAAGTTAATGATGATAAACGAAGAATATTTTTAATTAAACCAATATACCTAGGTGTCGTCTTTGATGATCTAGAGGAAATGATGATATACAAAGAAGGATCCACTCAGTTTGTGAGTGAATCCTTGAAACGTGCTGATAATATCAGACTATTTGAGT